CTTGGAGTTACAGGTACTGGCGGTGGCAACATCGGAACTGGAAATATACCGCAGTCAGGGGAAGCTGAATTCTCTGGTACACCTAGAACAGTTGGCGAGTAAAGTTACTGAAGCTTTAAATAGGAAGGAATAAATATAATGATAGATTTTTTNAATACAATTATTACTATAATAACTATAGTACCTTGGATAATTTCAATATGCTCACTAGTTGCTGCATTAACTCCCACTCCGGCTGATGATAAATTACTAGGTAAACTTTATCGTGTAATTGATTGGTTTGCAATTAACATAGGAAAGGCAAAGGAAAAATAATGACAATGACTCGCGAAGAAAAAAGACAAGATAATCAAGATAAACTTATGCTATCTATTATGGCTCACGTAGATAGAGAAGAAAGCGAGTACCCACAAAAAGAACTTGATAAATTTAAAACAGAATTAAAAAGAAATGCTAGTAGTTTATTTAGCGGTGCTGAGATAGAAACTCAATTAAAGAAAGAACGTGATAGAAGGTTTGAAGAAAGACGTGCAGAAGTACTAGCAAAAAGACCTGAACAAGAAGCAGCTAATCCTTTAGGTGCAAGAACAGGTAGAGCCACTATGAAAGATGGTGGTAAGGGTATTGAAGCATTACGTCAAGTAGTTCCTGAAGTTGTAGAAAGGATGGGCTATCAAGAAGGTGGAGACATCCAAAACGACCATAAACTAGTAATGGAAGCACTTTATCAAGATAGATTAAAAAATAATAAAAGTTTCAAAGACTTTGAAAAAAGCACAGCCGGTAAATTATATCGTAAACTAATTAAACTCGGCTCAGTTGCTACAGGTACAAAACCTAAATCTTTAAATGCTATGTCAGGAGAATATTTAACTTCTGAAGAAGTAGACGAATATTCTAAAGTATTTAAAAAACTACAAAGTAATGATAAAGAAGAACCGAGAACAACAAGACAACAAAAAGCAGAAGGTGGAGAAATGGATCAACAAATGGACATGTTGATGGGAATGGAACAAGAACAAACAATGCTTCCTGACGAAGAGATGGAAGAAGATTATGTAGATTATGTTGTTGAGGAAACATTATCTAATGAAGATAGAAATTATTTAATAGATGCTCTCGAAAAAGATGATAGACTTAGTATGATATTTGATCAAGTAGTCGAGAGTGCAACAGAATTTACTGGTTCAGGAACTGTCGAAGGTCCGGGAACTGGTAGGTCCGATTCGATACCTGCAAGGTTATCGGACGGAGAATTTGTTTTTACTGCAAAAGCAACTGACGAAATCGGATCAGACAATTTAATGTCTATGATGAAAGATGCAGAAGCTGCAGCTAATGAAAGACAAAGTGTCGCTTATGGTGGCATGGTTGAAGACGAAGGCGATCCTAAAGCAATTCCAATTCAAACTACTGGAAGTCAAACAGCACAAGGTAATATTCCTCGTGTTGCAGAGCCTAACAGAAAAGTTGATGAAGAAATGTTAAAGGCAAGTCCTCGTAGATACTATGTTCCTTTAAGTGGCTAAACGAGATAAAGCCACCCTATAATTTTTATAGGCACTATATCATATATAACAACCGAAAGGCTACCTTTACATACAAGCCCTCTAGTCGACATAGAGCTACCTTGTAAATTAAGCCCCCGTAGGAGAAAGAATATGACTGAAGAAGTTATAACCGAGAACCAAGAACCACAACAAGCCAACCCTTATAATGCAAAAAAAGATTGGCATGATGTAAAAGATAAACCTTTTGTATCGTCAAATAGTTTATTTTTTGATAATAATGTTACAACTGAGCATGACGAAAGTGATGCTATTGAAGCAGAAAAACAAAAAGTAGAAGCGAATGAGGATAAACCTTATAAGCGACCCAACTATAAAAAACGATACGATGATTTAAAGTCACATTACGATTCTAAACTTAACGAGTTTAAAGTTAGAGAACAAGAGTTAATAGACGAAGCTGTTGCAAGCAGACCAGAATATGAAGCTCCAAAATCTGCAGAAGAACTAGAAGAGTTTAAAAAAGAGTATCCAGATGTAATGGCAGTTGTTGAAACTGTTGCTCATTTGCAAAGTGAATCAAAAACAAAAGTTCTAGAAGAGAGACTTAGTGCTCTACAGAATAGAGAAAATGAATTGGTTCGCAAAGATGCTGAAAAGAATCTTCGAGAAAAACATCCTGATTTTGATGAAATTAGAAATAGTGATGAGTTTCAAGATTGGGCTACTGTGCAACCAGAGGCTATTAAAGACTGGATTTTTAATAACCCCGATGATGCAACTTTAGCCAGTAGAGCTTTAGATTTATTTAAAAAGGATATTGGATTAGACGTTCAACCAGTTACACAATCTACGTCAAATTCTAAACAGACTAGACAATCTGCTGCTGATATGATTTCCACTAAAACAACTAGTGTTAAACCCAATCAACAAAGAGTTTGGTCTGAAACAGAGATTGCTGCCATGAGTGTTGCAGAGTTTGATAAATTCGAAGAGGATATATCAAATGCAATGCAAGAAGGCAGAATCATAAAATAAACTATAATTAACTTAAAGGAGAAAATCCAATGGCTCAATTTTTTGAACCCTCAACGGATACCAATGCTAACTTTGCTAATTCTGTAAGTGGACAAACTAATAGTTTCTTTTTACCTTCGGTTTACTCTAAAAAGGTTTTAAACTTTTTTAGAAAATCTTCGGTAATCGAATCTATTACAAACACCGATTATTCCGGTGAAATATCTGCTTTCGGAGACTCAGTAAAGATTATTAAAGAACCCGTTATTTCTGTAGAAGCATACACAAGAAATACCGATACAACTGAAACTAAACTAACAGACCAAGAAACATCTTTAGTTGTTGATAGTGCTAATGCGTTTAAATTTGTCGTAGACGATATTGAAACAAACATGTCACATGTCAACTTTAAAGAAGTTGCTTCAAGTTCTGCTGCATACGCATTAAAAGATGCTTACGATGCTGCTGTACTTGTAACAATGTTTGCAGGTCTATCTGCTTCATCACCTAACCACGTGTTAGGTTCTGACAATGCTACTGATCTAGCTGCCGGAACTTTTGATGGAACAGGTAACTTAGATATAGGTTTCGATTCTAATGAACATGACCCTCTAGACCTTATGGGTAGAATGGCAAGACTATTAGACGATCAAAATGTACCTGAAGAAGGTAGATGGTTCGTTGCAGGTCCTGACTTTTACGAAGTTCTAGGAAGCTCTAGTTCTAAATTGTTGTCAGTAGACTACAATGCAGGACAAGGTTCTATTAGAAACGGCTTAGTTTCTAGTGGTAAACTTCGTGGATTTGACATGTACAAGTCTAATAACATTGCTGCACCATCTAATGCTGCCGGTAAAGTTTTAGCAGGACATATTTCATCTACTGCAACTGCAAACACAATTCTATCAACAGAAGTGTTGAGAGACCCAACATCGTTTGGTGACATTGTGAGAGGTCTTCATGTATATGGTGCGAAAGTACTTAGAGATGAAGCTCTTGTTGGTGCATTCTACGGAATAGACTAATACTTAAAACTTGGGGGAGTCTTCGGACTCCTCCTCTTTGTTTAACACATAAAGTTTATAGGAGTAAATAATATGTCAATAGTAAATATAAGAGATACTGGTCGTAACTCAGCCAAAGTATCTGATGTACGTGAGCTTGCAACAAAAGTTCAAAAACCATCTGATACAGAAGCTATAACTGCAGCTAATACAATTACTGCAGCCGAATCAGGTACTCGTTACGTTCTTAATGTAGCAGCAGCTAAAATACAAACTCTACCTACTCCTGCAGCAGGATTAGAGTATTGGTTTTATGTTGGAGCAACAGAACCCACAGGTACACATACAGTAGTTACAGCATCTAGTGCTAACATTATTGTAGGTAACGTATCTTCTCCGGAAGATGCAGCCGGTTCAGTAGCAACAGTTACAGATGCAGATACTATTTCATTTGTAGCTAATAAGGCAGTACATGGAGATTTTGTTCATGTATGGTCTGATGGTACAAATTGGTATCTTAACGGACAGTGTAAAGTTCAAGACGGAATTACAACAACTCAAGCGGGTTAGTAATACAGTCTAGAACAGCAACTAGTATTAATCAGTAAGTGGAGAAGGAATTTTATGTTTACTTCTCCCTTACACTTTAAATAAAAAGAAAAATAATGTACGAAAAAAGAATGAAAAAAATGGATGGCGGTATGAAAAACGCTAAAAGAACTAAAGCCAATATGGGCAGAATGATGTACAAAGATGGTGGAATGTACAAAGAAGAGATGCCTAAAGGCAGACCTTGTTAATATGAAAGGTGTACCACATTATAAAAAAGATGGAACTGAACATAAAGGCAGCTCTCACAAAATGCCTAATGGTCAATTACATACAAACAAATCTCACACTAAAACAAGTGTAAGATTATATCACTTTAAAGATTTAAGTAAAACAGCACAGAAAAAAGCTAAAGGTAAAAAATAATGGCAACAACCTATTTACAACTCACTAATGAATTATTAAGAGAACTTAACGAGGTTGTTTTAACTTCGTCTAATTTTAGTGATGCAATAGGTATACAGGCTCATGCTAAAGATTGTATTAACAGAGCATACAATGATATAGTAATGTCAGAACCTCAATGGGGATTTTTAGCTTCAGGTGAAAGCGGAGCAACTGATCCTTTTTATGGTAATGTTTATGTTGAAACAGTAGCAGGAACTAGATGGTATGAATTAAAAGAATCTAGTTCGGATGTTACGACAGACTATGGCTCAGTTGATTGGGATAATTTTTATCTAACAACGATTGGTGTAAGTGGAGAAAGTGCTCCACATACAAGTCAAAATTTAAAATTTTTAAATTCTACAGACTGGGTAAGATATAGAAGAGAAGAAGAAAATGCAGATGATTCAGATAGTCAAAGTTATGGTGCTCCTACACATGTAATTAAAAGTCCTGATACAAGAAAATTTGGATTAAGTCCAATACCTGATAAAGTATATAGAGTATGGTTATTTGCTTGGGATTTACCTACAGCATTAAGTGCTCATGGAGATACTTTAGTATTCCCTGATTTATATTCAACTGTTCTTATGGCTAGAGCAAGATATCATTTTCATCAGTTTAAAGATTCTCCACAACAAGCAGCTTTTGCATTACAAGATTACAAAGAAGGANTAAAGAAAATGAGGTCAAACTTTTTAAATCCTGAACCAACTTATATGACAGACGATAGGCTTTACTTCTAATGGCAACACAACCATACGCATTATCCTGTGAAGGAGGTCTAGACAAATCTTCAAGTTCTTTTGAACTTTTACGTAAACCCGGAGCAGCAACTTTATTAGAAAACTTTGAAGTTGACATAGCCGGAGGTTATCGTAGAATAAATGGTTATTCTGCTTTTGGTAGTAGTAGTGCAGCTAATCCTAGTGCAGAAAATAATATACTTGGCTTACATGTTTATGCAGATGGTGTGATAGCTTGTACAAGTACTAATGTTTTTTTTAGTCAGGACGGAACAAGTTGGCTACAGATTAACAAAGCAAGTGTTGCAAGTACAGGAGACAACTACACAGCCTTTACAGGTCGTAGTGCTGCAGCAAGAACTTCACAAGGTTTAGCACATTTTACAACCTATGAAGGTGCTAGTGATTACGGAGACGTAATTATAACAGATGAAGGATCAGGTGTTAAACCTTTTTATTTTAAAATGACAGGCACGGGTTCAGCATTAAGTAGCCGTACTTTTTTTGCCAAAGAAATTACAGTTAGCGGTACACACTATCCAAAATTTTGTACTATACACGATAAACATTTAGTAGTAGCAGGAGCAGCCACAGCCCCTAATACTATTTTTTATAGTAACACTATAGCAGACTCAGATGATGTAACAGACTTTACAGGCACAGGGTCTGGAAGTATAGTATTAGATGATCAAGTAGTTGGACTAAGAAGTTTTAGGAATGATTTAATAATATTTTGTAGAAATAGTATTTACAAATTAATAAATATAAATAATTCATCTACAATAGCTATACAACCAATTACAAAAAACATAGGTTGTTTAGATGGTAAAAGTATTCAAGAGATTGGTGGTGACTTAGTATTCTTAGCACCAGATGGTATTAGAACATTAGCCGGTACAGTAAGAATAGGTGACGTTGAACTAGGCACAGTTAGTAAAGCTATACAACCAGTAATAAAATTTATTGCTGACAATATTGGAACTCATACTATAAGCACTATTGTTATTAGAGATAAATCTCAATATCGCTTATACTATGGAACTTCTACTACAGGTAATTCTTCAAGAGGAATAATAGGAACACTTAAAACAGATTCTAGAGGAGTTACAAATTTTCAATGGTCTGAAACTGTGGGCATAGATGCAAGTGCTGCAGCAGCTTCAGGCTTTAATTCTAATGGTGTTGAAAAGCATTATCACGGAGATTATTCTGGTAGAGTTTTTAATCACGATACAGGAGACAATTTTTTAGATTCTGGTAGTGTTGCAAGTAATATTATTTCTAAATATCAGACTCCAGATTTAGACTATGGGGATTTAGGAACTCTTAAAACTTTAAGATATGCAAAACTATCAATTACTCCAGAAGGAACAGTTGATACAAATTTAAGAATTAGATATAATTTTGATGATTTAGATAGTCCTAAACCTGCTGATTATTCATTATCAATACCAAAACCTTCGTTATTTGGAACAGCAGTTTTTGGAGCAACAGCAGCACATAAATTTGGAGCAGCTTCTGATCCTATAACAAGACAAGTAGTAGAGGGAAGTGGACACAGCAACTACTTTAGAATATTTAGTGATAATCAAAATTCACCATATACAGTTAATGGCATATATATAGATTACGAACCTTCAGGGAGACAATAAAAAATGGCACAGAGTTATACACGACAAAGTTCAATGAGTGATGGAGATACTATTACAGCAT